GTCAAAAATTTGGTCATAAAAAAACTCCTTCTAATAAATTAGACGGAATTAATAGTGAAAAGTATAAGTCACTGTCCTTTTACCTGAGAGTGTTACTCCTTCGGTGCTCATTATGAGTCTCTCCAGTGATTCGTCCAATAGCGATCCTTTTACCTGAAATCTTCCATCCTTCGGTGTTCTTACAAAGAATCTCTTTCGCTACTATCATCCGTTCTTTTACAAGAAAACATTATAAACAGAGATTATTATAAATTCAATGTTTTTTTATTTTAAAAGCTTTTGTATAATAAAATAGTCTCGTATTAAATATCTGTGGTTTTAAGCCACTTTTTCGGTGGTGTTTCATGTGATTTAGTACAGAAAGATAACAAACTGGTAACACATTTATGAAATTACTAAACGTGTTATACAAGAAAGAGGTGTAATTATACACCTCTTTTCTTATGTCTTAATTTTATTTATTTCTTCAAATAATATGTTCTTGCTCTCGTTCGTGTAGACATCGAAAGTGATGTCGTTCATCTTGTGCCCTAAAACTTTCTTCCTCACGTATATGTCAACATGACTGTTCTGACACAAAGAAGCGAATGTTACTCTAGTATCATGCATTGTATGATCAGAACCTAATAACTCATTGATTTTAGAAATGATTGTAGTTTTTAGAACAGGGTAATCGCAGTCAATAATACGATTCCCACTTTTCATTAAATCAGACATAACAATTTCCTTTATGTCATCGTGTATCGGAACGATTCGATTTCGCCCAGCTTTAGTTTTAGAACCTGTTATCATGTACGAAATTTGCGTATCTTTTCCATTGTCATTCGAATGTACATCTAGGTGGATGTTGTCTCGATTAATGTGAAGTAGTTCACTCGATCTCAACCCTGTGTAAATGTATACAAGCATGAGTCTACATTCATCTGTGTTCAATTCCTTCAATCTTCTTATCTCATCAAGAGTGAAAGGGTGATGTTTTTGAGATTCTTCACGTTTTGGTATTTTTATATATTCAGTGTAATTTTCATTACGATCTATAATTTTGTGAATCACTGCGTATTTGAATATTCTAGAACATATAACTTTCATGTTGTTCTGAGTACCGTGCTTGGAGCCGTCTCGGTCAAACAATGATTGAAGCATATGCAAATCTATATCTGTTATAGCAGTATCACGTAGTGATTCCAAATGAGTAAACGCTGATCGTATCGAAGCCTGTCTACCTTCTGATAAGTTAATGAAGTCTTCTTCACTTATGATATTAAATATTTCACCGAATGTCGGAACCTTCTTTTGATTCTTTCTTGACAGCAACGCATATAAGTCGGGAGCAACCTCTTTAGCCTCCTCGTTTGTTATCTTCTTGGACTGAGTAAGAGAATAGAGGGATAAAGCATTTAATGCTTCCTCCCTGGTCTCGAACGTTCCGATCACTAATCTCTTCTTTTCACCGTTGACGGGATTTCTCTCGTCTAATGTAATCTTAGCTGCGTAAGGCTTGCGACGGTTTCCACTAAGTTTGACTACTGTCCCCGAATTATTCGGTCTTCTCTTAAATTTAGCCATATTGATCACAATCCATTCTTTTCTATATATTCCTGTAATTCATTTAAATTACAGTTGAAATATTTACATAACAGTATTGTATCTTTTAGAAATATTCTGTTCTTCCCTGTTTCGACATCATAATACCAAATTTTACCATGATTGACTGCTATTGCTACGTCGTTTATAGATACACCCTTTTCAAGTCGTTTCATTTTGAAGAACGCTCCTACTGTTTTGTAATAATCATCTTTCATAGTTCTCACCTCTTTCACGTGTATTTTATCATTTAAGTTTGTTGTCAACAACCATTTTAAGAAAATAAAAAAATTTTTATGATTCATAAAGAATTTTTATAATTTATAAAGAATTTTTCAAAAACATAAATATATTTGTTGACAACGAACGTTCACAGCTGTATAGTGTAGTCATAGAGTTCGTGAGCAACGAACTTACCGAAAGGAGGCGATAAGATGTTAAGTGTAAAACAACTAAGAGTTGGGGCAAACCTAACACTAGAAGACGCTGGTGTATTATGCAATTGCTCCGTTCCTACTTTTCAAAAGTGGGAAAAAGATCCAGGGACCATGGAACTTAGAGCGTTCCATACGCTCATCAAGTTCTACAATGAAAAGAACCCTACTCGTCCAGTTTATTATGACGATGTGGAGTTCTAAAAATTTTATTCAAAAGTTCGTGAGCAACGAACAGGAGGCGAAGTCATGAGAAGACGAAATTCGAATGACAAGTCCATTTTTATTGAAGATGTTATGGCAGACATGGGAGTGTCTCGCAATTTCATCATCAACGCCATTGAACAAGGCAAGTTCCCTGGTGTTGTTGTCACCAATAAAAATGGCAGACGATCAGTTCATATCCCTCGTAAGGCATATGAGGAATATATGAACCATTTCACAACTAAATAGCGTTGTAGATATTCGTAAGCATCTACAGCCGTAGAAGGTATGACTGTTGCAAACATTTGCTCATATTTCATAGACATTCTCCTACCAAACATTTTCCAAAATCCTTTCCTTCTACGGCTCTAGGTGCTTACGAGTAAAAGAAAAGACACGTGCTGCGAACACGTGCCGTAAACAAATTCATTTACGTGGTAATTATACCACACTTAAGGAGGAACTCATATGAGTTATTTAGAAAGAAAACCGAGAAATAAGCCTTCTCTTATGAAAAGGCTGTGGCGAAAATACGGATTTCCTAGAATCCGTAGAACTAGGAAATATCAAAACTTGAAGAGAGGATGGAAACAGTATGACTAATTGCGAAAAACTACTAGCAATTATGTTGAACATCTTTGTGCTAGTTACATTAATCTCAATGGTTCTCACAGGGAACAATTGGGAATCAAACGGTGTTCATATTCTATGTGCCGTTTCAATGGGTCTCAATATCTTATTTGCCGAATACGTGTTTATAGGCAAGAGATAGTGAGTAACAGATCAGACGGAAATCAATTTGAAAAGAAGTTCTGCGAAATCCTTTTCCAAAAAGGGTTTTGGGTTCACAACCTGGCTCAGAACAGCGCTGGTCAGCCAGCAGATGTTATCGCTGTACGAAATAATCACGCATACCTTATTGACTGTAAGGTATGCAAGAACAACAAGTTTTCTCTATCTCGTATAGAGGACAATCAGCACTTTGCAATGAATGCATGGTGCGACAGTGGAAATGGGTATGGATGGTTCGCCTTACTCATGAACGACAAAATCTATATGATCAGTCATTTCGCATTACTTCTTATTCAACAGGAGAAGAGAACAGCCACTAAAGAAGACATTGAGACATTCGGTGTAACTCTAGAGGAGTGGTTGAACCAATGCTTATAGAAGTATCTAATGTCTTGACTGTTCACGAACCAACAAAAGAGATGATCAATTGGTGTAAGAAGAACCTGGTTCTTTCTAATCCCGAATATGCATCCAAGGCACGAATGCACTTGTGGTTGGGGAATACACCTAAAACATTGTCATTATACGAAAGACATGGAGATGAGTTGATTCTTCCATTCGGAGTTCTGCGAGAATTACCGAATAAGGAAACAACGGTCTTCAAAAGCAATTTTAAACCGTACCAGGAAGTTGATTATAAATGCGACATTCCTCTGTACGATTATCAGAAAGAAGCCGTAGAAGCGATGATACTCGCTAGATACGGCATATTACAAAGCGCTGCTGGTAGTGGCAAAACGCAGATGGGTATTGCGTTAGCTGCTAGACTCGGCAGAAAAACGTTATGGCTCTGCCATACGCTTGACCTAGTCAAGCAGAGCATGGACAGGGCAAAAATGTACATGGATTCTTCTTTGCTGGGAACGATCTCAGAAGGGAAAGTGAATATCGGAAAAGGTATTACCTTTGCGACAGTTCAGACCATGTGCAAGTTAGACCTTTCACAATTAAAGAACGAATGGGATGTAATCATAACTGATGAAGTCCACAGAGTCAGTGGTACACCGACATCTGTTACTCAGTATCAGAAGGTGCTTAACTCGTTAGCAGCTAGACACAAATATGGTTTGTCTGCAACGGTTCATCGCTCAGACGGAATGATTGAAGCGACATATGCTCTTGTGGGAAACGTTTCATACGTAGTACCCGACGAAGCAGTGGCTGACAAAATCATGAAGGTGGGAATACTACCCGTGGGAACAGGAGTTCAGATGAGCAGAGGTGCTCTGAATACTGACGGGACCATCAATTACACCAAGTTGATTACATACCTAGTTGAAAACGAGGAACGTAATCAGTTGATTGCTGATTCCATTGAACCAGGAAGACCGTCACTGATTCTATCAGCGAGATTAGGTCATCTAGAAAGCATTATGAGTCTTCTTCCCGAAGATATGCGAAATGATGCAGTCATGGTGAGTGGGAAGATGACATCTAAGAAAGGCAAGAAGGAGCGAGAGGAGGCTCTCGAAGATATGAGAGTCGGCAGAAAGAAATATCTGTTTGCTACATATTCTCTCGCCCGTGAAGGACTCGATATCCCGTGCCTGGAACGTCTGTACATGACGACACCACAGAAGGATTATGCTGTGGTAACTCAGAGTATAGGACGTATCGCTAGAACGTGCGAGGGTAAGGATAATCCAGTCACATATGACTTTGTCGATGATATCGGCTATCTTGTGAAGTCATACAAGAAACGCTGTAGCGTCTACAAACGCAACGGCTGTTACTTTCTTGACTCATGAGATTGGTTACGTATGACTGTGAAGTCTTCGCACATGACTGGTTAGTCGTGTTCAAGGACAAGCAGTCGGGTAAGTACACCTGTATTTGGAACGACAACGAAGCCTTGGCTGATTGTTTGAGTGATGACTGCATATATGTGGGATTCAATAGTAAGCACTACGATCAGTACATTATCAAGGCGATTGTCTACGGTTACTCCCCACAAGAGGTAAAGAAAGTCAATGATTACATCATCGGTGGGGGTCAAGGTTGGCAGTGTCCAATGCTTGATTACTTCTTCCGATTTAACAATGTTGATATTCGAGATGACACCCAGCAAGGATTATCTCTGAAAGCAATAGAAGGACATCTCGGAATGCCAATCAAGGAAAGTTCTGTTCCGTTTGATATTGACAGACCTCTTACTGACGAGGAACGAGAAGAGACGGTCTTCTATTGTAAACACGATGTTGATTCTACTGAGAAATTGATTGACTTGAGAAAGGATTATCTAGAAAACAAGATAAATCTGGGAAAACTTGCTGGGTTAAATGAAGTCAAGGCAATGGGAATGACCAACGCTAAACTTACTGCAGCAATGCTTCAAGCCAAGAAGAAACAGCATAACGATGAAAGATGTTATGAATATCCATCAAATCTCAAAAAGGAATACATTCCTCAAGAAGTATTTGATTTTTTTGACAGAATACATGATGACTCGTTATCAGATGATGAAGTATTCAAAGGTAAACTGAACATCATGATAGGTGAATGTCCCGTAACATTAGGGTTTGGTGGAATACACGGTGCAATTCCTAATTTCATTTGGGCAGAATCACATCAGCGTGGAATATGGAATAAGGATGTAGGTAGTTATTATCCTCACCTGTGTACGATTAATGGATATACAAGTCGTAATATTCCAAGTCCTAAGTTATACGAGAACGTACTTGATCGTCGTATGAAGGCTAAAGCAGAAGGGAACATGAAGGTTGCAAATCCACTTAAGTTGGTATGTAACACAACATATGGATGTCTTCTCAATAAATATAACGATTTATATGATCCGTTGATGGGTCGTTCGGTATGCATTTCGGGTCAGTTGTATCTGCTTGAGTTAGCAGAACACTGCTACCAGGAAATAGAAGGATTGCGAATCGTGCAGCTGAATACCGACGGTATTATGGTTGAGTGTGACAAGAAGGATTATAAGAAATTAAACGACATCTGCGATGAATGGCAACAGAGAACTGGCTTCGAGTTAGAAGAAGACACTGTTATCAAAATAGTGCAGAAAGACGTCAACAATTATATAGAAGTACAGCAAGGTGGAAAACCTAAGGCAAAGGGTGGATATCTTGTTAAGGGAGTGTCTACAAAAGGAGCATTCAATGTCAATAACAACTGCGTAATTGTTGCAACAGCATTGAAGGAATACTTTTTGAACGGCATTCCTGTGGAAGAGACAATCAACAATTGTGATGACATCTTCCAATTTCAGATGATAGCCAAGGCTGGGGCAAAATACAAAGAAGCATACCATCTAGTAGATAGAGCGAAAGTTCCCGTTCAGAAGGTAAATCGTGTGTATGCTACCTCAGATGAACGATATGGAAAACTATATAAGGTCAAGGCAGAAGATTCTTCCGAAGCGAAAATCGATTCACTACCCGAGCATTGTTTTATTGATAACAACAATGAATTAAGTATTGAGCAGATTGATCGTGATTTTTATATCGCTATGGCTAAGAAAAGAATTAATGATTTCAAGGGTATCAAACCCGAAAAGAAAGGAAAGAAGAAAATGGCAACAACCACTAAGAAAACTACAACAACCAAGCCTGGTAATGTTTATCAGAAACTTATCCAGGCAAGACTCACTTTTATGGAAGGTGGAGTTGAAAAGACAGGAAAGAACACGTTCATGTCATTCATGTACTTCGAACTTGAAGACATTGTTCCGAGAGCAACGAAGATCTTCAATGACATTGGATTGCTTTCTGTAGTTAAATTCGAAGACGGACAGGCGAAAATGAACGTCATCAACACTGACAATCCGGATGAAGTAGTTACATTTACTGCTCCGTTCGATAAGATTGAACCTATAATATCCAACAATAAGGGTACTAAGGCGACAAACAGTATGCAGGCATTGGGAGCATCAATCACTTATATGAGACGTTACCTATACATGATTGCATTGGATATCTGTGAAGCAGATGAAATTGACGGACATCTTGGTGAAGAATCTGCACCTAAGACCGTAGCAGCCAAGCCTGCACAGAAGAAAATCCCTGTCACTCCTCAGCAGAGAGAACAGGTTAAGGAACATTTAACTGCTCCAGCTGAAAAGGCGAGTGCTTTACAGATTAAAGGCTTGAAGAGCGTTCTTAAGAAGTTAAGAGAGGCAGACCCAAGCAAGGAAGATTTTATTCTCAAGTTGGGAGTACAGACAAAATCCTTTACTGATATCAGTAAGGCAGACTGCGAAGCAGTCATCAAGAGAGTTAACGAGATGTTAGGAGCATAGTATGTATAAAGAATTATTAGAATTATTGTCCGTCCCAGCTACTAAGTACGAGGATATTCAAAATATTGTATGGGCACAAGACGATGATATCGATTTGATAATCCCTATCGAAGAACTAGCAGAACTCATTCAATCACTCACTAAGTACAAGCGTTACGGCTGGAGTACGAAAACTGTCGAGAACATCAATGAAGAAGTCGCTGACGTTCTTATATGTCTAACAGAACTACACGTCAGTGGCTTAATCAATCTTGACGTAGTGAAAGCAATACAGACGTATAAGATTGATCGTGAACTAAGCAGAATCAAGGAGGCACAGTAATGTCGAATATAAGATGGTTAGAGGGTAATCGTGTTCAGATTGACCCTCCTAAAAGAACAAAGAAAATCACAGGTACTCGTTTTGCAACAATCCTGGGATTAAATCCCTGGTCAACACCATTCGAAATGTGGTGTGCGATTACAAAGACATGGGAAAAGCCTTTCGAGGACACTATCTATACCATTGCTGGTAAAACGATTGAACCTAAACAGGCTGACTACATGGAAGAAGCCTATGCGATGGACTTAATCAGACCTCGTGACATTTGGGGTGATGATTACTTCCACAAGACATGGGGTGACTTCTTTCCCGAATCCAAGCACCTAGGAGGTATGTGGGATTATCTCATGAAGGATGAAGACGGAAACGTGGAAGCCGTTCTAGAAATGAAGACTTCAAAGAGAGTAGAAGACTGGGCAGAAGATATTCCCGAATACTATGCCTTACAGGCAGCGTTATATGCATACCTATACGGTGTAGATGATGTAATCATGGTTGCTTCCTTCTTGGAAGAAAATGATTACAAGGACCCTGGTAAGTTCGAACCTAATGCATCTAACACTATTACTCGTGAGTTCAAGGTATCTGAAAGATATCCTAACTTCCAGGCACTTGTCGAATCAGTCGAGCAGTGGTGGGACGAGTATGTCACTACTGGTATCTCTCCCGAATATGACGAAAAGAAGGATGAAGAAATCCTCAAGGCTCTGCGAACAAATACAGTATCAGACAACAATCTAGACAGTATGCTCGCAGAAGCTGAGCAGCTAAAGATTGATATTGATAAAGTCACTGCTACTATCGCAGACAAGACAAAGCGATTAAGTGATATTAACAAAGCCATTAAGGATTATGCATTAAAGCAGTTCCGAGACGGTGATAAGAAGGTCGAAGTCAAAGGAAAGACCTTAACATGGACAGTATCTAAATCAGTCAGAACCGACATTGACAAGAAGAAGTTGGAAAAAGACGGATTATTAGATAAATACAAAAAGCAGTCTGAATCATACAGACTGACATTATCAGAAGTAAAAGGAGACAAATAAACAATGAGAATTCCAATGAGAGACGGGTTCAGTATCATTCCCGAAGGAGAATATGTGTTCCGAATCTATGAAGTGAATCATGATGAAAAATTCGGAAAAATCGAAATTAAATTAATCAACGCTAAGGGTCAGACAATGACCGAACGATTCACTTTAATGGACTCACATGGCGAGTACAACGATAGAGCGTTAAGTGCGTTTTCGTATTTTGCTAAAACTGCCATGAATGACTTTGACATGGAAGATGTAGAACCTAAAGACTTAGTTAATCACTACATCAGAGCAGAAGTCGTTCATAACGAGAAGCAAAGCAATAAAGATCCTAACAAGACTGTCACATTCGCCAACTTAGGTGATAAGTCTCCTGCTGATGGATTCGACACACAACCTGTTGAAAGAGCCTTAACTTTAAGCAATGAGGACGGAATTCCGGAACCTACTGTACAGGAAGAACCTCAGCCTCAGACAACAGGCTTGAATCTAGATGAAATGCTAGGCTAATCAGTTGGGAGAGATTTCTCTCCCGACATTATTAAAGGAGAATCTATATGGATTGTATAAATCACCCATCGCATTATGAGACAGGAAAATATGAATGCATTGATGTGATGGAAGAAACACAAGGTGTGGAAGCTGTGAAGAACTTCTGCATCTGCAATGCCTTTAAGTATCTATACAGACATTCCAATAAGAACGGATTGGAAGACATCAAAAAGGCTCAATGGTATCTGAATAAGTACATTGAACTGTCTGAAAGAGGTGATATTCATGAATGATACTGTTTCCATGAAATCTCACCAGAACGCTATTGAGAGTCTAGAGAAAGAAATCTCTGAACTTCAACAGGACAAGAATAATCTATATGAGGATTATGAACAATTGCAGACTCAGTATAGTGAACTAGTTAATACATATAACAAAGTCCTCAGTCGTGACATCAAGGATATCAATGAACTAAGAGAAACAATTGAGAATCTTGAATACGATCTTAAGAAGAAAGACGAAAAGTCTCTTCTCAAAGATAAGCAGCTGGAGGCTAAGGATAAACTAATCAAACGATTAGAAGAAAAGTCAGAATCAGAAGACGCTGAACAGTTGCAGTATACTCAGACACTTCTCAAAAAGATTGAGAACTTAATGAACCTCGTAAAAGAGTATCGAATCGCAGTCGGAGTACTGATTGTAGTGATTCTGTTTCAGATTATGTTGATGGTCACACTGTAGGAGGAAATATGGGATATAAATTAAAAACAGTAAACGGAAGAGTCGAGGCTCTTCTAGAATCGGGTAAAGATTTAGTAAAAACCGAAATGTCAGCATCTGCTGCACAACACATTCTAGACACAAGTAAACACATTAAATCGGATATCGAGGGGTATCCAATCCACACCGATGATGGTTGGTACTTCGCTGGTGAAGAAATTAAGAGGGGGAAGAAAGCAAATGGCTAAAACATTTTATAGTGAATACATAGGACACTGCATGAGATTCTATGCACGACACACATTGTTAGAAAAGAGAAGTGAAGCAGACGAACTTAACTGGAAAGCGTGTCATGATGCTTTGCAGATGTTCTCTAACGAAGATCAGCAGATGCTCGTTGATGTGTACAATCACAACATTCCGATGAAAGACGCTGTCACAGAACTCTCTGAACAGTACTGTATTAGAGAAAAAACCTTATGGAAGATGGTCAAGGACTTAGAAAGACGAATCGCTAAGAAGCGAGGTTTAATCTAGCCATGATCGATTATGACAATATCCCACAGGAACTCAAAGATCTAAAACAATGGGTCTGTACTAATGACGGTATGAAAGTTCCAATGAAGGCATGGGAGAATGAAGCAGCTTCGTCTGTCAACCCCAACACATGGTCAGATTTCGATACTGCTCTAGTATCGTACAATCTAGGATTGTATGACTACTGTGGTTTCGTATTCGCTGATAATGGATATGTAGGAATTGACATTGATGATGGATATGATGAAGACGGATTCATAACTGAACTCGGTGCAGATATTGTCAGTAAATGTGGAAGTTACACAGAAAAGTCTCGAAGTGGTAGAGGATTTCACATACTGCTTCGAGGTGAACTTCCTTTCAAAGGCAAGAACAATCTCAAAGGAGTAGAGATTTACAAAGCATCGAGATATTTCATCATGACAGGAGACGTAGTCTTATTCGACAAAATTGTTGAGAACCAAGAAGCAATTGACTACGTAGTGAAGAAATACTTCGCAGAAATACTTAAATCGGCTCATACAGAGTCGTTTGACAGGATAAGGATATACTCTCCTATTTGGGAGGAAGTCGTCTCAGAAGGGCGAATTAGAGTTCGTCCGACATATCCTAGAATCCCCGACGGGTGTCGTAACTTGTCGCTGACTTCACTTGCTGGATCACTGCATTCACAAGGGTATGACAAAATGCAAATTTACAAGGAGATTGAATACGCAAATAACGTAGCGTGTGACCCTCCTTTAGGAAGGAATGAGTTGCAGACAATCTGCAACAGCGTAACTAAATATGACAGATGAAGGATTACATAAATTAACGTGTGCGATAATCGCTAGAGCAGTATACGATTATCGTTCAGCATTGAAGGGTCATTGTGTAAATGGATATCGTAGATGTGAAGACGTCAAAGATGACTGTGAGAGATTCTTCCGTTCTTCCTGGTTTCATAGGCTGGCACCCGACATCGATGGAGAATGGATTATCGAATGTACTAAGAAAAACGTGGAAAAGTGGAAAAAGAAAAATAGCAAGTCAAAAAGTCGAGTGAAGAACGGAACAGTCATAAAGACTGTTAACGGATCTCGCAAGGAATACTCCAGCACGCTATATGCTGCATATTACGACGTTAAAAGAAGTAGAGTGGGTACCGCAAACGAACTTGCGAAAGAATTAGGATTAACGGCTGAAACAATTCGCAAGAGAGCATTAAGAGCGATGAAAGGATGCAAGTCGGCATTTGACCCTGTTATCGTACCAACTAATACTAAATACGATACCGAAGAGTATGTCAGAAGCATTCTCAAACCTGGAGAACGAAAGAAACCTAGAGCAAACCGTTCACCCAATACTCAGTATCGCTTGATCGATTGTCATACACATGAAGAAATCATGATTGGTACAGCTAAAGAACTTGCTGCGTATGAAAACGTTGCTGTTAGTGCAATTAATGATCGATTAAGGCAAAGGTTCGAATACAAGAAATGGAAAAGAAGAGTCAATTTTGTGGAGGAAATCGAATGAATGTAGATGAATCAATAATGCAGAGAGTATGTGATTTCATCTGCGATTATCACGCTAGTGGAGACTGGATATGTAAAGATTTTTATCAGTATCTCTTTAACAAAGATTGTGAAGGGTGGTGCAGGAATTGTAAATTCTTTGGCCCTGGAGACATGATGAAATGGATGGAGGGAAAAGATGAAAGTAGATAACAAAGTCCTTGAAGTTATGTGTGAGTTCATTGCAGAAGGCTACGAGTGCTATAACAGTCTCGGTGAATATTACTGCACGAGGGTCAACGAAAGATTGCGTGAGAAAGAAATACCCATCACTAAATGTAAGGGATACTTTGATGAATGCGATAAGTGTCCATTGTATAGCACATCTAACATGATGGAATGGCTTAAAACTTTAGAAAGAGAGGACAAGAAATGAACTTTAAAGTATTTGAAAGTTCCGAAGGAAACGTATGGAAATACGTGTTTACAAAAGATGATATGGTCGCAGAAGCGGTTTTATACAAATACAACAGTTTTTATGAAAGAACTGTCATCTGCTGTTCAACTATGAGTGGTTGTCCAGTTGGATGTAAATTCTGTGGAACAGGAAACCGATTTATAAGAAACTTGACAGCTGATGAGATTGTTGAGCAGATCGTAACAGTGTTATTAGATAAGAATATCACAGATGTGAATGAAAACGGAAAACGTTTTCAGATTATGTTCATGAGCATGGGTGAACCGTTGCTCAACTGGGATGAAGTTGAAAAAGCAATCACGAGCCTACATAAGTATTATCCAAACGCAGAACTCTTGTTATCAACAATCGCACCAATGGAGAGTGAGTCAATCGTAAAAATGATTCAACTTTCAAAAACGATTGATAAAGTAGGATTACAATTTTCAATTCATAAGTCAAATGATGCAGACAGAAATAAACTGATCCCATATAAGAATAAACTCACACTTGAAATGATTCGTGACTTAGGTGTTCGCTGGTGGCAAGAAACAGGAAGACACCCATATCTCAATTACTGTATTGACGGCACAAACAACACAGACATTGACAAAGAGCGTTTACAGTTGTTATTTTCACCACTTGTATTCAATTTCACATTCAGTGTTGTCTGTTCTCCAAATGAAAATATGAAAGATGCTGGATTCAAGAATCTTGATGCTATCCGTGACTTTGAACAGTCGTTCCTTGAAAAAGGATACAACACGAGAATCTTTGACCCAGCTGGTCAAGATGACATCGGTGGTGGATGTGGTCAGCTTTGGTATGTACAAGACTGGATGAAATCGCACAGTCTAGAAAAATAGAAAGGAAAGAAGGAAACAAAATGAGAAATGTAGATTGGTATAAAGAAGAACTTATTAAGATGGCTAACGAATCGAACGTCGTTCAAATCAGCTCTAGAGATGATATTGTACCAGATTCTTCAAAAGCAAATGGTTTATTTTGCTCGAAAAGAGCAACTAGTTATTTCGTTAAATGGCTCTATGAAGAATGTACATTCAAGTTGAGTACCTTGGAACTCGAACTCTTGAGATATTTCTATAGAGACGGTTATAGATATATTGCACGAGATAACGATGACGAATTGTATTTATATAAAACCCCGGCTATTAAAAAAGATTATATGTGGCTGAATATAGAGAACGAAAAATATGACTATAAAAATCTAAGAGATTTCAGAAACCTATTTTTATTTGTGAGATGGGAAGATACGCAACCTACTCCGATTAAAGATATTCTCGACAACTACGAGGTGGTAGATGATGACTAATCTTGAATACTATTTAAAGGACATTCTCAATCTTAAAAACAATTTCGCAATTTCTAAAAAGACAGGAAATGCGAAAAACTGCGAAAGGTTGAATTGTGAAGATTGTCAATTCTACAACGAAGACCCCGATACAACGTGTTATGAAGAAGTCATGCATTGGATGTTCGAAGAATATAAACCACCTGTCAGCAATCTAGAATATGACATCATGAATTACCTCTATTACAACACTAAGTTCCGTTACATTGCTAGAGACGAGGCAAAGTGGTTATACGCTTATTATGAAGCCCCTGTTAAAGGTACAGACTGCTGGGAAGGTGGGGAATGCTACGGAACTCTAGAGTTATTCGGTGACTTATTCAAGTTCGTGAAGTGGGAAGATGATAAACCAACTTCAATTCGTGAAATCCTAGAGAAACGTGAGGTGATGGGTGATGGCAATTATTAATCCGTGGATTTTCTATCTTATTGATGTATTGAGTAGTTTGAAAGGAATCAGTTTGACTGTCATAGTACTCACAATATTAGGGTTAGTGGCTACAGGGCTGGTTACGGTAATTGCTAAATGTGATAGTTTTTATGACGACGATACAGCTCGTTTTATAACATTGTCAATCAAATTACTCAAAAAGTTATTAATTGTTTTATGCATCAGCTTTGGTGTATACACCGTCATTCCTTCGGAAGAAACCATGTACAAGATGTTAGTTGCTCAGTATGTCACATACGAGAACGTTGACAAGGCGACTGAGACAATCAAGGACGGAGTAGATTACATTTTCAAGAAACTAGGAAAAGAGGATAAGAAAGATGAATAAGGAATTATGCATCCGTACGAACAACGGAGACAGTTACATATTTACAGTAGAACCTAACGAGATTGGTTATACAATCGAGAAATTGTGGGGTGCCATACAGAACGCAATCAATAATAATTGTTCAAATTTCGACATCGCTGCTGGAGACGGCATCGTAATTAGAACTAGTCATGGATTCTTCGAATTGTCGAAAGTGTTCTTCCGTTTCGATAACATTAGTTCGATTGAACTTTGTGAAAAGGAGAAAGAATAATGAATAACAGCATGGATCTTATTGGAGTATTACTTATGGTAGCATCAATCATTTTGATAGCTGCTGGATACTTTTGGAAAGAATAAGGAGAACTATTATGGGTGACTTAATGCAGTTACATTTCGCTATACAAGGAATCTTAGACCTTGTTGGAATTGGAATATTAATTATTTTAGCAATCGTATTAGCGATTTGGCATTTCATTAATTAAGGAGAATTATTATGAACTACTATAAAGAACCTAGAAGAGGAGACATCTTCTACATTACTCATGCAAAGAATTTTAATAATGGAATCACTCTTGATACCACTGGCAGACCTGGTGTGATTGTATCGAGCGATGAGTTAAACAAGAATAGTGATTACATTGAGGTTGTATATCTAACAACACAAGAAAAGAAACCTATGCCTACTCATGCATCAGTACACTGTAAGAGCGATTCTACGGCTCTCTGTGAGACGATTCACACTGTAGAGAAGGGAAGACTAGGAAACTATGTAAGAACCGTCAGCGACGAGGAAATGGACGGAATCGAGCATGGCCTTAATTGGTCGCTAGGTTTGTATAAAAAGCCCGAACTCAAATCAGTAAATAACGATGACTTTGAACCAGGTCCTATCAAACTCGCTAAGATGAGTACTGATTTTGAACAGGTACAGAAATCAATTCAGTTATCAGCAGAACGTGATATGTACAAGAAATTGTATGAAGATTTATTAGCAAAGGTGATTAAGTAATGCAGGAGTTGTTTCAGACACGAAATGGTCGTGTAATCATGGACGAGGATCTCTCGTCCAAGATGTATCTAATCAAAATGTACCATCCCGAAAAGGCTGATGCAGATTCTTCGGGATTCGAATGGTCAGAAATGGGAATGGCGAATCTGTTCGGGATGCTCTATCTCCGTGAAGCGAGATACTGCCCCGAACACCGTTCCTGGTACACATATCACGAGGGGGCATGGAGACGTGACGAAGGTTCTATCCTCGTTTCTGAAAAGATAAAGGATTTCGTCCGTCTCATGATTCTCTATTGTGGTGAGATTGAGGACGACGACCTCAGAAAGAGTTATACAAACTTTGTCAACAAGATGGGTGACAGAAGAATGCGAGATAGAATCCTAAAGGATGCTACAGGAGAACTGAGAATCTCAGCAACTAAATTTGATTCAAATCCATATCTAATCAACTGCCTTAACGGTACATATGACTTGACGGACTGCTCATTCCGAGAACACAAGTGGGATGATTTCCTTACAATGCAGACAACGTTCAATCACACAATCTCACGAGACGTGAAATGTGAGAGATGGGAGAAATTCATCGCAGAAGTTACTCAGAATGACGAGGACAAGGCTGACTTCCTACAGAGAGCACTTGGATATTCAATGCTCGGCATGAGCAATGAGGAATGTATGTTCATCTTGCACGGTAAGACCACTAGAAACGGTAAGAGCACGCTTTTGAATACCATTGAAACAATGTTAGGGGATTACGCAAAAGTCGCTCCTGTGGGCATGATTTGCCGTGGAGACAGACAGAAAGATGCAGAAGCAGCTAGTCCTACTCTTGCTGGATTGAAGGGTAAGAGATTTGTAACAATGTCTGAATCCAATGAGTACGGGAAACTCGATGAAGAGAAGATCAAGCAGTTCACAGGTGGTGAGGAAATCTCAGCACGTGCCCTATATCAGAGTGCAGTGACGTTCAAGCCTCAGTTCACTCTATGGCTGTCATGTAACGACCTCCCACTAGTAACAGATAAGTCTCTGTTCGCTTCGGACAGAATCAAGGTGGTTGAATTCAATAGACACTTCTCTCCCAAAGAACAGGACACTCACTTGAAAGACGAACTATGCGAGCAGTCAAGCATGAGTGGCATATTCATGTGGCTTGTGAGAGGATATCTTAAATATAAGGAAAGAGGTCTAGAGATGAGTGACAATTTAAGAAAGGTTATCACTAAATATGAAAATGATAACGACCTCGTACTACAGTTCCTGGACGCTCGATGTGAGACAGACGAGAACGTCAACACTAGAGCAAAGGATCTCTACCAGGCTTTCAAATCCTGGGCTAAGTCAGAAGGTGTTCCCGTTCTATCTGCTAGAAAGTTCAATTCAGAAATGGAACGACACACAGAATGGTACGACAGACAATCAACCTCTAGTGGATTGAAAATCTACTGGGGTGTGAAACTAAAAGAGGTGATTTAATGCTAACAGTTAATGAATTATTTGCTGGTATCGGAGCATTCAGAAAGGCTCTGATTCGTCTTGGAATTCCACATGAAGTTGTGGGTATCAGCGAAATTGATAAATATGCGATCAAGTCATATAACGCAATCTACGGAGAGACTAGAAATTACGGTGATATCTCCAAGGTAGAAAGACTTGATTATGCAGACCTATGGACATACGGCTTTCCATGCCAGGATATCAGCCTGGCCGGACAGTTGAAAGGGATTGTAAAAGGTGAGACAAGAAGTGGATTATTATATGAAGTTCAGAGACTTCTTGCTCAAGCCCAATCAGATGATACACTCCCTAAATATCTGATCATGGAAAATGTCAAAAATCTAGTAGGAAAGAAATTCAGAGCAGATTTTGAAGGATGGCTCGAATGGCTCGACCAGCTAGGATACAACAACTACTGGAAAGTGCTTAACGCAGTCGATTACGGGATTCCTCAGAATAGAGAGAGAGAGTCTTCTGTGTCAGTATCAGAAAGGATATTGACACAGGGTACACGTTCCCTTCTCCGATTGAATCAGATGAAGTCTTAATGGATAAACTAGAACCCGTTGAGGACATAGACGAAAAATATTTCCTTTCTAGTGAATGTGTCAAGTACAGACTCATGAAGAATCAAATCAATGAGGAAAAAGGTTACGGATTCAGATTCTCTCCTGTAGAGAGAGAGAGCGAAGACAGCGACCACAATAACAACTGTTCCAACAAGAGACACTTCCAATCATATAACGGAGCATTATTAGAAGGTGGTACTCTCATATGAAACAGTGCCACCAGGTAGCAGAATACACAAACATTAAGTACGAACAATCCCGAAGAATCTATGGAATGGACGGAATGTGTCCTACCATTACAACGAGAGCGTCGGGAGGACATGAGGTGAAGATAATGGACAACAGACCAGTTGTTAGAATCGCAGAAGCAACCATTGGAGATAGCATTAATATTGCCTATCCAAACAGCAAGACAAGAAGGGGAAGAGTGTGCGAGGGTAAAGCAAACACCCTCAGCACCAGTCCTCAGCAGGCAGTAATTACGGAGGACAGCAGTATGGATAAGATCAGAATTAGAAAATTGACACCTAGAGAATGCTGGAGACTCATGGGGTTTGATGATGAAGACTTCGACAAGGCTCGAGCAGTCAATTCAGATACGCAGCTTTATAAACAGGCTGGCAATTCAATTGTAGTGAATGTGCTAGAAGCAATCATGGGCAATATGAATCTGATTGAGGATCGTTCTGCATGGCTAGACGCTCTGCTAGCAGACTAAATAAAGAAAAGAGGAAAGAAAATGAAGATCAAACAAGTTACAGAAGTTGATATCACATTCGACAACGGTAATCGTATTTATTTTGACCACGAGCAGGACTGTTGCGAATATAATTACGCAGACTTTAAGCAGATTGACGACCTTGCATGGGAATGGGAGTTCGATGAAGACTTAAAGTTTGAATCATGTCCACACAGTGGATTCCGATTTGGAAACGAGGGTCGCATGGTGTTTGTACCATGCTACTCTTCTCAGAACGGGTACTATAGTACATGGATTGACATTTATTACGCAGTCTGTTGGGGAGATATCTTATTAGATGGTAGTCACGTCCTAGGATTCAATGCCAAGATGGAGGAATATTAAGAGATGATTAAGACAGATATTTATAGAACGTGTAGATATAAGAATGAAGATTATCTTTTTCACTGTTTTGAGCAGTGGTCAAATGTTATAGGAGAATCTCTTGCTATTGGTGGACATTCAGCAGGACAGATTAGTCTTGTATTTGCTTTGATTGAAGATGAAAGAGGACGTATTAAACGTGTGGATCCTACGATGATTACATTCACAGACAATATGTTTAAAGATTATTTTCTCAGAGCCAAAGAAAGGAATGAAATAAGATGATGTTCGAAGTAGAAGATGAAAATTATAAATATCTTAGAGAGTCGAAAACGAGTTTCGAAAACAATGTTCCGATTCTGACAGTTACCGAATTTGAAGTAGATAGAAAAACTAGCAAAAGAAGTGCAATAAGCAGATTTAATTTAAAAGGGCTGTTTAATTTTCCTAAGTTCTACAGAAATCTTGTCATGTACAACAAGAGTGATAACGGATTCAGATATGTCTTTTCATTCTGTAATAATAAGTACTTCATTGACATATATAAAATAGACGAACATACGCTCGACTGGGGAAAGAATCTATGGAACTTAGAAATCTATGAAAGAGAAGAACCGATAAATGAATCTGATCTTCAAATGTTTGGATGTCAGAACTGCATGATTCCACCAAAGTATAAATGTGGCAAGAGTTATCTGTACACACAGTGTGATGACGAGATGGTGTTAGGTTTTCTAGAAGAATATAAGAAGAAGGAGGGATAACATGGATACAATTGCACCAAACCGTATGAAGTGGGATTTTGATAGAGATCAGTTTGTGGAGGTATTTAAGGAAGTCTTTCCTGGCGATTATTTAACACAGGTTCTAATGCTATGTGAGCAGACTACTCCCATGCAGAATTTCATCCTGTTCAGATGTGAGGAGGAATACGGAATCCTGCACATCGAGACAGGACTGTATATCAGATGGTACAAGCATCTAGGAAGAGTGAATGCTACTAATATTCCCAACGGTGACCTGTTCCTATTAAAACTGTTCCTTTTGGAATTAAGACAGGAGACAGATGGTCATCTAGGAATTGAGACAGGATTCCCCGAATGGGAGGTGGACTGATTGTGGCAGAAACTTTAGCACAGATGAGAGAACGATCGCTCATCGAGAGAATGAAGAAAGAATGGTTTCATCAGTTAAGTGACGAATGGGATAAAGCCTATGACGCTGACCCTTTTTCGGAAGACAGTGAGCGATTAGGCTATCTCACAAAACTAGTGTGGCATGATTTATTGAAACCCTATGAAGAACAGGAGAAATTGTATGGCTACTATAGAAAGACCAAGATTTGAAGATTGCACAGGTTACAATGACTGCGACGATGGTATTTACGCAGATGCTTTGGATGAATACTGTACCCGTCTTGATGAGTATGTAGATATGTTGGAGGATCGTTGCAAGACTATAGACCTCAGTAACAAGATATTAAAGGCTCGCAACAAAGAATTAGATAACTATCGTAGAGATGTAGAATTGGCGTTAAAGATGGCGATAGACGATGCAGCACCTTACGTTGGTAAGTGGGAAATGATTGCAGAGAAACGAGGAGAACAATTGACATTTGAATATTGCGTAGGAGTCAACAAGTTATACCTCCACAGCGTGTATGGTTTCTATTACTTAATTGCCCGCAAGCAGAGACTAGAGGAAAGACTTGATATTGAATTGGAATCAAAAGCACAAGCAGCTGAAACAATAGAAATTAAAACTGTAAATGGTGAGACCGTTCAATTCGGTGATATTCCACCAATAAAGATGCGTTAAAAGGTATGTATACGTATACGAGTATAAATGACACGTCCCGATAGGTATTTGACACGTATACGTATAGAGTAGCCGAACGGTTTTCGTTCACCTACTCAAATGGGGTCTAAACGACTTTCAGACAAGTATACATAAACGTGTACAATGTACATATCCCGATATATATTCGACACGTAAACGTGTAAATGGGAGTTTAGGAAAATCCTAAATAGTAGTTAAAGTAGTTCAAATTCACTTTTTGCGTATAACTTTCTTATAGTAGGAAAATCTCTATATAGAGAAGTTACACGCAAAAACCTGTTTTCAACTACTTCACCTACTCTAAACCCCCTAAATCGGTCAAAGGAGAGGTAAAAATGACTAGAAAAACGACTGTTAAAGAAAAAACGACTGCTGCGAAGGCAGATGTGAAGGCTGATATGAAGGCAACTGTTAAGGAAAATCCGACACCGACTGTAAAGCCTAAGAAGCACAGTGGTGGTGGAAGCAAGTCTCCTGTAATAGGGAATAACGGACTGATACTGAACGAAGGCGATAACACCAAGTATCTAAGTATCAACATGGCATTGATGAATATGTCCAATATCGACCTTGACGATCCCGTAGCCGTTCAGCAGAGACTGATGGAATACTTTGAACTGTATGCAGAGGCAGATACAAAGCCTACGGTTGTAGGTATGGCTGCTGCGTTGAATGGACATAGCAGAAGATGGTTATATGCTGTTACACATGACGTACCAACAGGTGGGAAAGGTTATATGGCAAATATACCAAAGGAGAGTGCCAACTATATCAAAAAAGCATATGTTTTATTAGAAAACTTATGGGAAAACTATATGTTAAACGGCAAGGTCAACCCTGTTGTTGGTATCTTCCTAGGCAAGAACAACTATGGCTACCAGGACAAGACAGAGTATGTTGTAACACCTAATACTCAGAATGAAGAAGAGTATGACGTTAATGACATCAAGAAACGATATGCTACGACTATAGAGACTACTGAACGTAAGCAGCTTAGCGACTCTGCGACTCTAAGTGGTAGCGACTCTAGCGACTCTGCCGAGTAAGCGACTATGTAGCGACTTTGAGCCTCAGCGACTCTAGCGACTTTCAGAAAATTTTTGAAAAAATTGTTAGCGACTCTGCGACTCTAGCGACTATAAAATTTATTTAGAAATTCCAAGCCAGGCGATCTGCCTGGTTTTTCTGTACTATTTTTAAGATAGTAACAGATGCATCGTGTAAGCGCCGAAGTTACTTCGTACGTGTCGCCGTTGATGATATGCTTCTTTTGTGTTGTAAGTCGTAAATAATAGCACGGAATGGATCCAGGGCGCTGGATTGGTATATATTTATATATAGATATACAACGAACGCCCATATAATATAAAAGTACGCTTAAAAGAGTATTTTTATATTGACATTGTACGTGTAAAAGAGTACAATGTACTTGTCAAGAAAAGGAGGTGGACGACATGGAAAAGGATAAACGCTATAAAATTAGAATGATCGGTAATAATTGCATGCCAGAACGCTCTCAAGCGTTTAATTATGAAAAGCGCGTTATTATGTTGGATGGTATGACTAAATACTATATCACGTGTAAAGATTGGATCCGCGCACGCGCTGGGGTGATTAGGGCTATTAGAAAAGAGCAGCGCCGTAATGATGCCGCGTTTACAATAGGCGTCACAAATAACACGGGGCGTGTTCTATTTACACGTGATCTATACACGTTTGATAGATATGATTTAATTCATTTATTAGATATCTATAAAGCGTTAAAAGAAAGAACCGGTTTAAATGATGTAAAACCGGTATTGATTAAATTAAAAATAGGAGGAATAGAAAAATGATTATTACTGTTGATAAATATGTATTTATAAGAGAAATGAACGAATGGGACCCCGATAGATATAGCAATCCAGGGCTTGAATGTCTTTTTGAATATTGTGATGAAATGTATAGCGATGCTTACGAGTTCGACCCCGCCGATGTCAATCAATGGGCCAGCGAGTACGGCCATAATTGCCTTTGTGATTGGAATGATCTTATTGATGATTATGGATATATTTATTCAACGACCGAGTATTGTGAAGATCATGACATTGAAAAGATTATTGACGAGTCCGATTATATTGACGAGTTACTAAAGGTCATGAGTAACAAATATATTGTATTAACAGCTAGTAACGGCAATGCGGTTATTATGGAGTAAGGAGGCGCCAAAATGAAAACGTTCTATAGCGTAAAATATAATACGTGGTTGATAGGCGAGAGCGCTAGGATGCTTCTAGCGTGGTTTGATGATCTAGAAAAGGCACGTGCCTTTTCTAGATTGAATTATACGGATAATATAATAGTGCATAATTGTACTAGTAAGCGTCGCATAGCTGCATACAACGAGCGTGTTGAAAGAAGCAATTATATTTTAAAAGGAGTTATCAACGATGATCATCAATGAATTTAAAAATGGCAATTTTCATATTAAATATGATAATGATGACGTCATACCAACATCACTAGACAGCTGTCTAGTTGATATGATATTAAATTTAGACATGTCCGATATGTATTTAATTTCTGAAACGTGGGAATCCTTAAGTAATTTTAATGCAGGTGTGACAGTGTACAATATTAGATTGGATAAATTGTATATCATAGCAGATTATAATATAGCAGCGTTACGAGCTGGTAAAATGATTATTTTAAAAGGTTTTAAACCCGATAAATATGATAGGGAAATAATAAACAATTATTTTAATGAGGAGTAAGAAAATGAATAAATTAGAAAATTTAGTAAAAGAGTTTAAAGAGAACCAAAACATGATTGACATGTTAAAAAATAGTAATGACCAGTTAAAAAATGAAATTATCGCATTAATGGAAAACAATGATACTATTTATATTGGTGTTTATAAAGTTACTAATAAGTTGGTAAATAGTAGTCGTTTCAATAGTAAGGCTTTTAGATTAGATCATAATGATCTTTATAATGAATATGTAGTAAGTAGTAAAGTAAATAGATTCATTGTTAAATAGGAGTTATAAATGTTAGAATTGATTTTATTAATATTATTTTTTCCGGTTCTTGTGATCATAGAACTGGCAAAAATACAGAAATGAGCGCTGTTTATACAGCGCTTTTTATTTTACGTTTAAATAGTAAAGGTAGATGTATAATATAATCATGATTATACGTATATCATACCAATGATAGCAGCTTAAAGCGTGGGCGTATCTGAAATGCTTAAAATATCGCTTCTAGGCGCTGTTTTGTGTTCGTTGGTGTACTTGTTAGGGTATAATATAAACGTCGCTTGTAGGGTCGTTTAAATCGCTTGTAAAGGGTACACGCCCACCCGTGGGGGAAATAGCCACAGCGAACCCGAGCCAGTGAGTGGCTTAAATTTCCAAAAATTTTAAAAAGGCGCTTAAAAGTATACAATGTACGCTTATACGATTGACACTGTCATATCTGCATGATACAATGTGTGTGCAAGGAGGAAATGTATATGCAACCTAGTAAAATAATCAAGTCATTACTGGTTCTGCGTGAGCAGACCTATCAGTCAATGGCTGACAAGTTGGGAAAGGCGGGTCGTTCATCAGTTTCTAGTTCTGTTTACAGAGAAACTAGAATGCGACTCAACACATTGATGGAGATGGCAGACGTTCTTGACGCAGAAATCGTGGTCAGAACCAAAGATGGTAAGTTTGAATGGGTAATTAGTGACGAAAATGAGCCAAAATAGGGCTGAGAAGTAGTCGAAGTAGTTGAAAATCGGTTTTTGCGTAAACTTTTCCCTAATACGCGCGTACTAAGAGGAAGTTATACGCAAAATGGTGATTTGAACTACTTTAACTACTTGAGGGAGGTGAATATCTCGTGAAAGCGATAGGTTATATCCGTGTTTCAACGGAGGAGCAGTCATCTGATGACCGCTACGGCATCGAGGTGCAGAGAGATGCTATCAGCAAGTACGCAAAGGAGCATGATTATGACATTGTTGACTGGATGGTTGACACAATCAGTGGGGCGAAGGACAACAGACCCGAACTCGACAGGATATTGTACCATTCAGACGACTTACCAGGTCACGATGCAGTGATCGTGTTCAAGAACGACCGTGTTGCAAGAGACACTAAATTGTATTTTTATTATTTCTATACACTGGAGAAGAGGAACGTCAAGCTGCTCTCGACTGAGGAGCACTTTTCAGAGGGCGATGATTTCGCCAACATCTATCGTTCTCTTCTTATGTTCGTTGCCGAACAGGAAAGACGAAACATAGCCCTCCGTACAGGGAAGGGTCGCTCGCTCAAGGCTAAGTGTGGTGGCTATTCGGGAGGAAACAAGCCATACGGCTATCACTGTACGGACGGTGCTCTTGTCCTGGACGAAAAGGAGAAGCCTATTGTCGAGATTATCTTCGAGGAACATGACGTAAGAGGTACTCCTTTACAGGACATTTGTGATATACTGTACGATAAAGGATATCGCACAAGACGTGGAAAGAGATTTCAGCCGTCTACGGTGCGAGGAATCCTACAGAACAGGCTCTTTTACGAGGGCATGTACAAGTACGGCGATAGTGGCTGGGTTAAAGGAGTACATACTCCTATACTGCCACTGTAATGAAGGTGCGTTGTCGCACAGGGATTAAGTTTTCTGTCGATGACGCACCTTTTTGTTTTTAGGAGGCTTTAATGGAGCAGTTACTTAAGACGATTCTTGAGACGATCAGAATCTCACCAGGTCACTACCAGGCTCTAGAGGATTTATATTACACATCCCTGGAGGCTATGAAACGTGACGTGAAGTTGGGGGTCAGATATCTTAAGATTCTGTCAGAACTGATTGAGAAGCGTATGCCTACGCTTAGAGACGAGTCAGAGATACGCAGACTGTTTGCTCTGCACAAGAAGGTTCTGCTTGCTGCAGCACCTCATGACTTCGATTCATATCTATTGTATGTCGAGTGGAACAGGGACCCCGACAAGAAATTCTATCCACCTAGAAGAAAGGTGCTTAAACAGGTCGCTGAGGCGATGCAAGACCTTGCAGAAAGGAAGATAAGACTGCTTACGATATCTCTTCCACCAGGAACAGGGAAAACGACACTCGCCATCTTCTATCTGACATGGCTTGCTGGCAGAAATCCTAATGAGCCTATGCTTTCGGGAAGTCATAGTAATGCGTTCATTCGAGGAGTATACGATGAATGTCTTCGTATCCTGGACCCCGAAGGGGAGTATCTGTGGCATGATGTGTTCCCTGGTATACAGGTGAGCAGTACAAACGCAAAGGACTGTCGTATTGACATCGACAAGAAGCAGAGATTCGAGACACTTGAGTTTACCTCTATCGGAACAGGTAACGCTGGTCTGTACAGAGCGATGAATCTGCTCTACTGCGATGACCTTGTTTCGGGTATCGAGGTTGCGTTGTCCAAGGAGCGTCTAGACAAGTTGTGGGAGACGTATACAACTGACTTGAGACAGCGTAAACAGGGTGACCACTGCGTCGAGCTGCACATCGCCACACCATGGTCGGTGCATGACGTAATTGCTCGTCTGCAGCAGAAATACGGTGATGACGATGATGCTAGGTTCATTAATATACCAGCACTCGATGAGAATGATGAGTCTAATTTCGATTATGACTACGGTGTGGGTTATTCTACTGCCACGCTTCGTGCTCAGAGGGAAATTATGGACGATGCGAGCTGGCGAGCATTGTATATGTGTCAGCCTATCGAGCGTGAAGGTCTTGTCTACTCGGAGGATGAACTGAGAAGATATTTTGAACTCCCTAAGGGCGACCCCGACGGAATCATTGCAGTGTGTGATACCAAGGACAAGGGTGCTGACTATGCATTCTTACCTGTTGCGTACGTGTACGGAGAGGATTACTACATTGATGACTGTATCTGCGACAACAATCTGCCGAATATCGTAGATGCGAGACTGACTGAGATACTTGTAAGAGACAAGGTGCAGATGTGCCGATTCGAAAGTAACTCGGCTGGTGGACGAGTGGCAGAGAAGGTACAGGAAGCAGTGAAGGAGAAGGGTGGAATCACTCATATCACTACTAAGTTTACCACTGCCAACAAAGAGACGAAGATCATTGTCAACAGTGCCTGGGTCAAGGAGCACTGTCTGTTCAAGGATGATTCCATGTACAAGAGAAAGTCCGATTACGGAAAGATGATGAACTTCCTATGCTCTTATACAATGGCTGGGAAGAACGCTCACGATGATGTACCCGACGGAATGGCAATGCTCGCTGAATATGCTCAGAGTCTTGTCGGAGCGAAGGTGCAGATATTCAAGAGACCTTTTTAAAAATATATGAAAAATCTTTATAAATCGCTTTGTATAGTACCCTTATAGTGGTATAATATAAAGTAGTAAGGTACCCTTAAAGTGGTACCATCATACGGGTGCATGATTGCACGAGGCTAAGTCCTCAGCAGTCATGCACCTATTTTTTATGCCCGAAAGGAGGACAACATGAGTCACAAGATAGATGAATCAAAAGCGAAGATGCCGTCACGAGTGATGACAGGCAGACGAGTAATCAAGTCAAGTGTCAAAGAAATCACCCTCGACAATGTCATGGATGTTCTCCTCAAGGCTAAGAATGATCATGACCTCAATAGAAGTGAGATTGACTACCTCTACCAATACTACAAAGGTAATCAGCCGATTCTTAACAGAGTGAAGGACGTGCGTCCCGAAATCTGCAACAAGATCGTGGAGAATCGCGCGAATGAGATTGTCTCATTCAAGGTCGGTTATCTGTGTGGGGAACCTATTCAGTATGTAAGTCGTAATGGCAATGAACAGACTGTAAATGAAATCAACACCCTTAACGAATATATGTTTGCCGAGGATAAAGCTGCACAGGACCAGCAGATTGTTGAATGGCAGATGATTTGTGGAACAGCATTTCGTCTAGTTCTGCCCGATGAACCTGGTGAAGAGGACGAGGCACCGTTTGAGATGTACACCCTCGACCCTAGAGATACATTCGTGGTCTATTCGAACGAAATCGGCAATAAGCCACTCATGGCAGTCAAGTACGCAGAGGATGACGACAAGATAACTCATTACTCAATCTATACAGACAAGTACTACTTCTATGCAGAGAACGGGTTGCTTCTTGAGTGTAAGCCACACGCTCTAGGAATGATTCCAATCTTCGAGTACCCAGCAAACAATGCTCGATTAGGGTCTTTCGAGATCGTGCTACCACTACTTGACGCAATGAACACTCTAGCAAGTAACAGACTCGACGGAGTCGAACAGCTTGTCCAGGCATTCATCAAGTTTGTTAACTGTGAAATCACTAAGGATCAGTTCCAGGAACTACGTGAGGTTGGAGCAATCCAGGTAAAGTCACAGGATGGACAGAAGGCAGATGTGGGAGTGGTCAGTACTGAACTGGACCAGGCACAGTCACAGACATTGAAGAATGACTGCTATGACTCGGTTTTAACAATATGTGGAATGCCTAACAGAAATGGTGGGTCTTCTACAAGTGATACAGGTTCGGCAGTACTGCTTCGTGACGGTTGGTCAGACGCAGAGGCTAGAGCAAAGGACAGTGAGAACGTGTTCAAGATGGCTGAGAAGAAGATGCTGAAACTAGTTCTCCGAATCTGCCGAGATTTAGGAGACTGCAATCTAAGACTCAAGGACATCGACATGAAGTTCACTCGTCGTAACTATGAAGCGATTCAGAGTAAGTCACAGGTACTTATCTCAATGTTACAGCAAGACAAGATTCATCCACAGTTGGCATTCCAGCATAGTGGAATGTTCTCGGATGCCGAATCTGCTTACTCAATGAGCATGAAGTACTACGAAGAGCAACAGGCTAAACAAGCCAAACAGAAGGAATTAGAGGCTCGAAATAACAACCAGGTAATAGATAACGAGCCTACAGAATAAATGCGTCAGAGAAGACGTAAATCGCATTTTAGAAACATAGGTAGAGAAACCTTAAATCGCATATAAAACAAAGTCACAGAAGACGTTAAAAGACGGGAGGATACAGCATGAAAGTAAATGTTAACGAAATTGAAGGCTATGCAGATATGACAGTTGAGGAAAAATTAGCAGCCTTAGAGTCATATGACATGAAGCCCGATTATACAGGATACATCAAGAAGGAAGTTTTCGATAAGACTGCATCAGAACTAGCAGCTAAGAAGAAGGAATTAAAAGCAAAACTTTCGGAAGATGAACTAAAGAAACAGAAGGAAGCAGAAGACCGAGCAGAGTTAGAGGCTAAGTATGATCAGTTGCTACGTGAAAGCAATATCTCAAAATACAAGGCAAAATTCTTAGGCATGGGCTATGAAGAGAAACTCGCTGAATCTACTGCTGAGGCGATGGTGAATGGCGATACAGATAAGGTATTCGCTAATCAAAAGAAACATCTCGAAGCCGTTGACAAGAAGATACGTGCTGAGGTCCTAAAGGACACACCTAAACCTACCGGAGATGGAGACAATCCAGGCATGACATTGGATAAATTCCGTGCTTTGCCGGCAATGGAACGTGAAGAATGGGCAAGACACAATCCGGAGGAATATAAAAGCCTATACACGGCTAATGACACAGGAGGAAATCAGTAATGGCTCATAAGATTTATGACAATTTTTATCTATCAAACGAAATTGAAGACCAGTATAACTCCCACCTTGATTTAACACAGTTCTGTACTGTGGATAACTCATTAGTGGGTGAACCAGGTATGGTACGCAAAATCAACGTATACAAGGCTACAGACGGTACAGAAAAGTTAGCAATGGGTAAGGGAAACACTAAATCCATTGAAGTTACTTATACACCAGAAGAATACCGCATCCTTTTAGCACAGAACAGATTTAAGTACTACGACGAACAGGCAATGACTGACCCAATGTTAGTTCCTGTCGGTGTACGTCACATGGGTACTGATATGTTCAATACTGTCAATAAGGACGTATATGAAGAGTATAAGAAGGCTACTTTATCAGTAACAACAAAGGCTCTTAACTTTGATGCATTTGCTGATGCAGTTGCTACTTTAAACATCGAAAGTACAGACAATGATCCCAAAGAAGTGGGTCCTAGATGTTTCGCATTCGTCAATCCAACAGATATGGCTGAATTAAGAAAGAACCTTAAGGATTCATTACAGTATGTGGAAGCATACGCTAGAACAGGATATATCGGCACAGTTGCTGGTGTAAACCTTTATACAAAGAAAGACGCTGATAAGGGCACAATCATTGTTGCCACTAAAGAAGCAGTTACCTTATTCAATAAGAAAGGTACAGAAGTAGAACAGGAACGTGATCCGGATACTCGTGAAAACAGCATTTGGTCACGTAAGTATTACCTTGTAGCGTTAACTGACGCTACTAAGGCAGTGAAGATTACTAAGTCTGCGACAGCATCTGCCTAGTAATTGTAGGAGGTGAACAGCATGAGCGAAGAACAGAAAATGAGATTTCTGAGAGCGATGGTCGGAGATACCGACAGTGAAGAAGTGTTGTTCGTGTACCTCAGTCTAGCTGCTCAGAAGATTCTGTCGAGAGCATATCCATATGACTCGACAGTGACAGAAGTTCCTCCCCAGTATGCAACGCTGCAATGCGAAATTGCAGCGTACATGCTGAATAAAAGAGGGGCAGAAGGGCAGTTGTCACATTCTGAGAACGGCATTGTAAGAAGTTATGAAAGTGCAGATGTTCCATCCTCAATGCTCAAGGTCATTGTTCCTCATGTGGGTATCCTCAAATGAGAATGATGAATAGAAACAAGAGCGTGTTCTATTACGCACTGTATGACAAAAAGGTCCCTTTAACTGACGAGTACGGAAATTCGACAGGCGAGTACGAAATCGTTTATCAGAATCCGAAGGCTTACCGAGCAAATATCTCGGCTGCCAAGGATGAAGTGAACACTCAGCAATTCGGGGTAAATGAGGCGTATGACAAGGTTATTGTCATGGACGTAGATTGTCCTCCGATTGATGAATACACCGTTCTATGGGTCGATAAATCGCCTCTCATTGGCTCTGATGGTTCGTTAGTAACAAACGAATCGGGAGAGGTAGAGACACCTCATGATTACATCGTCAAGAAGGTTGCGAAGAGTCTGAACAGCGTCTCAGTTGCGATAAGCAAGGTGACAGTCAGTGGGTAAAAGAAAGATCACTGTCGAACTCACCGAGAGTGGGATAGATAAGGCAATCAAGGAACTAGAGGAATATAAGAAGGACATCAAGAGAAAGACAGCACTTTTACAGGATAGGATTGCAAAAAGAATAGAGGAAGAAGCCGACAAAGGGTTTGCAAGTGCCGTAGTTGATGACCTTGTCAGAGGAGGTTATCAGAAACCCGATGTAACGGTAAATTATACGACCAAAGGTGACATCTCAGTCGTTGTTGCACAGGGCGAAGATGCCGTGTGGGTCGAGTTCGGTGCTGGGGTATACCACAACGGAAATCTAGGTTCATCACCTCATCCAAGAGGTTCTGAACTAGGTATGACAATAGGTGGATACGGACAGGGAAAAGGTAAGCAGAGATCGTGGGGCTTCAAGGATGCTGACGGAACGCTTCACGTTACACGAGGTACACCTGCTCAGATGCCTTTGGAGAAAGCTGTTCTTTCTGTCCTGGATGAATTGCCACAGATGGCGAAGGAGGTATTTGGATGATCGATATTGAGCCGGAGGTATTCGATGACGTATCTAAAGCAGTACGCAATGAATATCCAAATGTCTATATGACAGGCGAATACGTCAGAGTACCACCATCATTCCCATGTGTCTCTCTCATCGAGGCAGACAATCAGATTTACAGAAACACTCGTGACAGTGGGCATATAGAGAATCATGTCCAGGTCATTTATGAGGTAAACGTGTATTCCAACAAGACAAAGTGGAAGAAGACCGAATGTAAGGCAATCATCTCACTCATTGATTCCAGGATGGAATCACTTGGATTCACACGAATAATCCTCACTCCCGTACCTAATGCACAGGACGGGATATACAGAATGGTAGGTCGCTACAGAGCGATTGTATCAAGAGACAAAACAATCTACAGGAGGTAATGATCATGGCGATTAGTACATATAAGACATTCCTAATGATGAAGAAAGAGCAAACATGGGAAAAGGTAATCGATATTAAGGAGTTCCCCGATTTAGGAGGGGCGCCCGAACTAATTGAAACAACCACTTTATCAGATAAGATGCAGACTAATATCAATGGTGTTCAGTCGCTAGATGCCCTTGAGTTCACTGCTAACTATACGCTAGATGACTACAAGAAGTTACAGGTACTAGAAGATACTGAACATGAATATGCAGTGTGGTTCGGTGGTACAGAAACAGGTGGTGTACTAACACCTACTGGTGATGATGGTAAGTATAAGTTCAAAGGTCAGTTGGCTGTATACATCAATGGTGCTGGGACTAACGAAGTAGTTGAAATGACTATCAGTATTGCTTCGTCAACTGTTATCAGTATTGACGCTGGTAAATAAACATTTATTGGGAGGAAACAGAAATGGCTAAACAGTTAAGATTCACTTATAAAGGAAAAGATTACGTTCTCGAATATACTCGCAGAACAGTTGTTGAGATGGAAAGAATGGGATTTGTTGCTGCAGAGGTTGAAACAAAACCTATGTCCATGTTACCAGCATTATTCCAGGGAGCCTTCATGGCACATCACAGACGTGAGAAAAAGGAAACAATTGATGCCATCTTTGCTCATATGACAAACAAAGACCAGTTAATTGAAAAACTAGTGGAAATGTACAGTGAGCCAATCGTAACATTGATTGATGATCCCGAAGACTCAGAGGGAAACGTAGACTGGACAGTGAGTTGGTAAGTGAGTCACTGTTAGACAATTCGTCCGATGACAGGAAGAGTGATTCGCATTCTCCTCGTACATATTCGGATGTATTCTATTCCAAGTTCCCATATTACTTATCAATAGGAATGACAGAGGAACAGTACTGGGATGGTGACTGTACACTCACGAGATATTACAGGAAGGCAGACGACCTTCGCACTGAAAGAGTGAATCGTGAGATGTGGCTACAAGGGATGTACATCTATGATGCAGTCTCTAGATTATCACCTATTCTACGTTCTTTTGCTAAGAAGGGAACAAAGGCTGAGCCTTATCCTAATGAACCTTATCCTCTCAATCAAAAGAGTACTGAGGAAGTCAAGGAGAAAAAGGCTAAGTCAAGTATGGATAAGGGCAAACGCTACATGGAAATGTTAAAGGCGAAGTCCGAAAAGTATTATAAGGAAAGGAAGTGATACCAATGCCTACAACAGTTGAAGAATTAGAGGTTGAGGTAACGTCCTCATCACGTTCTGCTGTCGATAGTATTGATACTCTTTCTGCTTCTTTACAAAGGCTAAAAGCTGCTACAAAGGGAGGTATCGGGTTAACAAACATTGCTAAGCAAGTTAGTAACTTAGGTACCTCCCTTAGTGCTATAGATTCAACTAGAATCAGCAAGATTGAGAGTCTTGCAAACAGTCTTGAAAAGTTACGATCAATAGGCAGCATCAAGATTTCATCAACAATCGGAAATCAGATAAAGAATATAAGTGATGCTGTTAATGGATTAGATGGCACTAATTTCGGAAATCTTGAAAAATTGTCTACATCGATTTCTTCTCTTGGAAATGTCGGAGTAGCAAAGGGATTACGATCAACAATCAATGCCATGAACAAATTACCAGCATTATCTCAGACGCTGAATGGAATGGATTGGGAGAAGTTCATCCAACAGGTTGATACACTCTCTAATAGTCTTGCTCCGTTGTCTAGTCAGTTGGATATCGTAGGTTCGTCGTTTAGTCGTCTGCCAGCGAATATCATCAGAACTAGCAATGCGATGGATAAAGCGAATGCTTCTAACGAAAAGGCTAAGTTCAGTTGGACGGAGTTATATTCTAAATTAAGAATCGCCATGGGGGTTCTTCGCACAGGAGTTAAAACGATTGCCGGATTGGTTAATCAGTCTAATGAATATGTGGAAGACTTGAACCTCTTCGATGCTTCAATGGGTCAGTATGCTGCATCTGCTCAGAATTATGCTGAGAAAGTCAGCGAACTCTTAGGTATCGACCCTGGAGACTTCATGAGAAACCAGGGTGTGTTTAATACGATCATCACGGGATTCGGTGTAGGTGCTGAAAAGGCACAGTTGATGTCAAAGAACCTAACTCAGTTAGGATATGATTTGTCATCTTTCTACAACATCTCAGTGACTGATGCGATGCAGAAAGTTCAGTCGGGTATTTCGGGTGAACTAGAACCTCTTAGACGATTAGGTTATGACTTGTCAGTTGCTAGACTACAACAGGAAGCCCTCAACTTAGGAATCAGCAAGAGCGTTTCTAACATGACACAGGCTGAGAAGTCTCAGTTGAGATATTATGCGATGCTCACACAGGTAACTGTTGCACAAGGGGATATGGCTCGTACATTGAATGCACCGGCCAATCAGTTAAGAGTCCTACAGGCTCAGTTCCAAATGTGTGCGAGAGCGATTGGTAATATATTCATTCCTATGCTGAACTTGATTCTTCCTTATGTAATTGCAGTAGTTAAGGTCATTAGATTACTTGCTAATACGATTGCTGGACTATTCGGATTCAAGCTGCCCGAAATTGACTATTCGGGTATCACTAAGAATGCGAACGGTGCAGCGAAGGCTACTAACAATATGGCTAACGGTGCTGGCAAGACCTCAAAGGGTCTAGGTAAAGCGTCTAAAGCTGCTAAGAAGTTGAAGAATGCACTTTTAGGAATTGATGAATTAAACGTCCTTTCTAAGGATGACGATAGCGCAGGTGCTGGTGCAGGCACAGGAGGTGCCGGGGGCGCTGGTGCAGGAGGTATAGGTGGAACAGACCTGGGAATTGATCTTCCTACATATGACTTTCTACAAGGTCTTGTTTCATCCAAGATTGATGGAATCGTTAAAGAGATTAAGAAACATCTTTGGAGCATTCTTTCAGTCATAGGAGCAGTTGCTGGGGCAATTGCTGCATTTAAGATAGCCAAATTCCTACAGAAGTTAGGTTTAATTGGTAAAGGCTTGAAGCCTCTTATCGGAATAGCAATGATCGTCGGAGGAGCATTTCTCTATGCATCGGAGTGGGTCAATGGATTCGTTAATGGTGTTGACTGGAATATCTTTTTCGGCTTGATTACAGGTGCTGCTGGAGTGATCGGTGGATTGTGGTTAGCAGTGTCACCTTTTGCAGCAGTAATCGGAGCAATCGTTACAGGAGTCGGAATACTCATTCTAGGTCTTAAGGATGCCATTCAGAGAGGACTTAATGCGATAAATGGATTAATGATTGTAGTCGGATCAGTATTAGGTGGTGCTGGTATCGGAGCATTAATCGGGTCCATCGGAGGACCTCTCGGCTCAGCAATCGGATTAATCGTTGGTCTAGTAATCGACGGTGTAATCCTAATTGTTCAGAATTGGGATAAGATTACGGCATGGCTCAAGAAGTTCTTCACAGTCACAGTTCCTAAGTATGCAAAGATGGCATGGGATGCTGGTGTCGGACTAGTTGTAAGCATTCTCAAAGGTGCTTGGTCAATCATTACAGGCATTGCTGGGTGGTTCTATAAGAACCTCATCAAGCCTATTATCGACCTCATCAAGTCTTCTCCTATTCCAGGTATCGTAATTGGAATCGTGAACAACGTAAGAAAATTATGGAATACTCTCGTTGGATGGTGGAAGAACGTTTCTAAGAACGGTATCAGCGTAGAGGCAATAGTTTCTCTCATTAAGAAAGGTTGGAAGACCGTCGCTGCATGGGTGATGGGATTTCTTGGAGGAGTAGTTAATAAAGCAGTAGGTCTTGTCAGAAGTGGATGGCATACCGTTTCGGGATTCGTCAAGGGATTCATGGGTGGAGTTGTCAGCAAAGGAGTCGGCTTATTCAAGTCGGGTTGGAACACCATTTCTCAGTTCGTCTCATGGGCTTCGGGATGGGATGTCAATAAAGGTATCGGACTTGCGAAGAACGGTTGGAAATCCGTCTCTCAGTGGGTAACAGATAGAATTGGTGGCATTGTAGATGTCGGTATTAATCTTGTGAGCAAATGGAAGGGCAACATTAAGGAGTTCTTCGGATTATCACGAGGTGGTGTCGTATCTGCTCACGGTGGCATCAAGATGTATGCTTCGGGAGGAGTGATTACTCCTCACACATGGCAGACAATTCCTGAATATGCTGGTGGTACTACTAGAGCTGCACACGGCTCAATGTTCGTGGCTGGCGAAAGTGGAGCAGAATTAGTAGGTCATGTGAATGGCTCTACAGAAGTAATGAATAGATTTCAATTGGGATCAATTATGCATAGTGCTATCGTGAACGGAATGGCTCAGTTCACAGGGTACTGGCAAGCAATGAATAGAAACATCATCGACAGTGCTAACGGTGTAATCAACGCAGTGTTGGTTGGTGCTGATAGCATGAACGAAAATATGCAGTTAGCAATGGCAGAAGGGTACAATCCTTATACTAACCTTGCTAGAACAGTCTATGACGATACTCAGAGAGGATATAACGGTACAGACGATGATTCCTGGGAACGCAAGATACGTGAGTTCTACCAGGAAAATGTTGAACCTACTCTTAGAGAAATCGCTAATGATACAAAGAGACAGGCTGACAAGAACGAACAGACAATCGTACAGGTCGGCAATCGTACAGTAAAGGACGCGGTCACTACTCAGAATAAAGCAGACGGCTTTGACTTCACTAAGTAAGGAGGAAAGAACATGGCATTTCTAGAGATAAATGGATATAGACTACCTCCTTGCAAGAGAGGAGTCGAGATACTCGTGTCTACAGTTGTTGACAGTGGTCGAGACTCAAACGGTACTGTCGTAGGACAGAGAGTCGGTAGGGACCAGTATAAGATTAACAACCTTGAGTGGTCTTGGCTTACTGCCGAGCAGTGGAAGTCGATTCTACAGGCGATGTCTAACTTCTATTTTTATGTGACATTTATTGATCCTGTTACAAATAAACCTAGAACAATAAAGATGTACTGTGGTGACCGTACGGCAGAACCCTACTGGGTAGATAGTAACGGTCATCCTACACATTATAAGGACTGCAAAGTCAATCTGATCGATACGGGCGAATAAGGAGGTAATCTATGCAGACAGTTTCACAGGCATACGCAGAGAGCATGAAATCGGCTCTTCGTGAAAGAGCATATATAATGGTTACCTTCGGTCTTGTCAACCAGGAGATACAGAATAAATCAACCGTCGATAATGGTGATTATACATACTTCTCTGATAGGTCTAGCGTTCTAAAGAAACATAGTGATGACATCGTATATGCTACACTTGAAGAGAACTTCACCAGGGTCGATGGTTCGATGTATTTCCTCCCACGAGAGAACGATGGGAGAGAATATCATAATACAGGAATAATCTCTAACAGACTTGTGTCAGATGCTACATGTGAAGTCACAATCAGCCTTAACACGCTGCCTACTGATTTTAAGGGTCTGACGATCAATTTTGGTGATAATTATCCTGTAAACTTCGATGTCCTCGGCAGTGGAGGACAGGTAATTGAGATTAGAAACAACACCGAGTCTGAATGGTTCACTGATGAGGTAATCGAAGAAACGACATATGTCAAATTAAAGTTCTACAAGATGAAGAATCCTAAAACGAGATTGAGAATCTACTCAATCACATTCGGATACGGATTGGTGTATTACAACGATTCTGTACTTGATTCTACTCTAGAGACATACGTGTCACCTATATGTGCAGATGTACCTCAGATAGACTTCTCTGTGCAGCTAAAGAACTATGACAGATACTTCAATGTCGATAATCCTAAGTCAGCGATCAACTACTTCGAAACAGGTCAACAGATGGGAGTCATGTACGGTTATCAGACTCCTGGTGCTGATGAAATCGAATGGATACAGGGTGCGACCCTACAGTGTTCTGAATGGGAGAGTGATGACAACACTGCGACAATACGTTGTTATGATGTCTTTCGAAACATGGATGCTGAATACTATAAAGGAATGCTGAATATCAATGGTAAGAGTTACTATTCTCTCGCTGAGGAGGTTCTAGCAGATATAGGAGTGACGAAGTATGAAATTGATGAATCACTTAAGAATATGTATTCCACTAATCCTGTTCCTAGGGTTTCTCATAAGGAAGCATTACAGATTATAGCAAATGCGTGCAGATGTATTCTCACACAGTCTCGTGACGGAGTGATTCAGATTAAGTCTGACACGCAGTCTAAAGCAGTGAATGACTTTACAATCTCACGTAGAGATATGACATCGTATCCTAAGGTAATCAAACAGGAACGTGTCAAGGAGGTAGTCGTGCCTTGCACCATCTACCAGGAGGACGCTAAGGAGTCGAGTCTTGTGAGTGAGACAGTCACTGTCACTAGCAACGAGGTGGAGACATATTATGTGTCAGAACCTTCCTATGGATATAGAGTTCTTATTGATGATACGGAAGGCAGAGCCGAGATTGTGGAATGGGGTAACTATTACATCACAGTCAGATTTAAAACCACAGGCTCTTGTAAACTAGAAATCATGGGTCATCAGTATAAGACTGTTGAAAAACAGGCAGTCAAGTCACTTAAGGGTAGAGGTAAGACTGTTACCTGGAAGAATCCTTTAGTCAGTGACATGACGATGGCGAACAATCTTGCTGCGTGGCTTGCTGAATACTACTCGGCTGGGGTCGAATATGAATATGATACACGAGGTAATCCCGAACTGGATGCTAACGACATTGTTTATCAAGAAAATGAGTTCCGAGATAACATGAAGGTTGACGTATATAGACACACGATCAAGTTCAACCAGGCTTTTTCGGGCAGTGTGACTGCTCGAAGGATAGGAGATTAGTATGAGTTGGACAACACCAAAGACTGACTGGCATGGAGAGACGGTTAACGGAGTCTACAGTGGGGATCGTTTCAATGCTTCGGACTTCAACAGAATAAAGAACAATCTCGAATATCTTCGTAATCTGTCAGTCAAGATGTACGACGAATACAGTTTCGGATGGCTCGGTGATGACAGGAACGTAGGAGATTACTTCTACGCAGACGAGATTAACACGCTCGAACAGAATCTAGCTGCTATCAATGGTTATACGCTCAAGGAGTCATACGGAACGGCTCCTACATATGCCGGCAACGGCAATACGATGGACTTCACGGAACTTAACAGACTTGAGAGTGCGTCTCTCGATTTATACGACAAACTTAATAATCAGCATGACGGAAGACGAATGCTGACATGGAATTTCGGAATGAAGGGAGGATTGTAAATGGCTTGGTCATTACTGCCTACTAACTATACTGATGCGGTATGGAACGGATTGAAGAAGTACACGAAGGTGGATAATGCCGACGGTACAGTTTCCTTCAATGATGTAACTGCATATACAAACAAGGAGACGTCGTTCTTCGGGGCGAAGGATGCCAACAAGATGAACGGTGCTCTTAACTATATCATGTCCATGCTTGAGAACGGAACAGACCTTTACGAGGAGTTCACGACATACTTCGAGAATCAGAAGAAGCAGTTCAAAACGTCGGGTGACACTTCGTATAATGAACTAAAACAGTATTTCACGGTGCTCAAGTCGAATGGAGACGCTTCTCTAGACACTATAGAGAAGGACTACAAGTCTCGAATGAATACGTACGAGACTGAACAGAAGACAGCGTTTAATACGTGGTTTGGAAATCTGAAAGACCAGTTATCGACGAACGCTGCTGGTAATCTACAGAATCAGTGTACTGAGTTGGACGAGCGTCTAGCTGCACTGGAAAGAATGACAATTCAGAATGAATATTCTGCACCGATTGTGGTGAACGAATCGGGTTCAGCAGTTCTTCTCGTTGATGACGACGGAGACGCTATCGTAGCAGATTGGAAATATAAGGAGGAATAGAGATGAGTGCAATCAGCGTTCAGACAAAGAAGGCAACCGAATTAACATCTATCTCGTCACTGTCAGATTCCAATGTGGTGTTGGTACATGACGGTACAGGACTTAAGAGAACCACTCTAGGTGCACTTAAGTCACAGATTCTAGGTGACCTGGGACATAAGATTTCTGCTCTAGAAAATGGTAAGAAGTGGTCAGATGCAGTAATACTAGGTTCGGCTTTTGGAATCACATTCAAGTACAGATATAACGATGATTACGTGCTTCTTTGGTATGGAGGTTCATTTAGTAATAACGTAGGATTCACTGCAGGGACAGGTTATTCACCTGGGGACGGAAATCTACCATCTCTAATTGGAGGTGTCGGTAACTTCCTGTTCCCTGTAGCGACCGACAGTCGATACAGACTAGCAATCAGATATTTCCCGACAGGTTCGACTAATAGCAGACTAGCATTGATTTCGATGGACAATGTGACTGTTGCTAAAGGTGTGTACATCGAGGGTTACGTATTAATCCCTAGAAATCTAGGTAAATAGGAGGGGCTTAAATGAACAATGAAAATTTGATTCTTGTTGACGTTGATACAAGAAAAGTAACTGTTCCTTTCGATTTTACCTTAGGGGTAGTCCATGATGATTCAGTTAAGACTGTAACTTTCCAGGTGCAGAAGAATTCAGATATAACAGACCTTTCAGATTTAACGTTCACAATCAATACAATTTCGGCTCAAGGTACACCCGACAGTCTTGACTGCACCGTGAGAGAGGATGGAGAAGTACTTTATATTTCAGCAGTTCTGAAAGGTACGGTGTTTGATTCGAGAGGCCGTGCCACGATCAACCTTTGTGGCCGTAAGTATGACAGTAATAACACCATCATCAAAAAGTGGGGCTCTGAGGACATCACTGTACTTGTTGGCAGTCATACAGATGCAGACAAATCAATCGAAGAACGCTATCCATCAGTTTTAGAGGATTTAAAATCTAAAATCGAAAACATGAATATCACTGATGAGCAGTTGAATGTGATCGCTGCAAAAGTAGCAGCTAAAGGATTTTATACCAAGTCAGAAGTTGATGCCCTCGTTGCTAAAATCGTAGTACCTACTAAGTTATCTCAACTTGCAGAAGATACTACACATAGAACCGTATCAGACACTGAAAAACAGAAATGGAATAATAAGTTTAGTGGCAGTTATACAGACTTGTCAAATAAGCCTACTATTCCAACCAAACTGTCACAGTTGGATGAAGATGATAGTCACATGACAGTGACCAAGGCTCAAAGAGATAAGATTGATAATTTTACAGGCGGAACAGGAACAGGAACATCTATCACTGTAGATACTGCATTATCTAGTACCAGTGTTAACCCTGTTCAAAACAAGGTAATCAAGGCTGAACTTGACAAAAAGGCTGAAAAGTCAGAATTAGGAATTGATATTGTAAATACATCTCAATCAACAATCACAATGCAGACAGGAAAGTATTACGTATTTGGCGAAATGACTAGCATCAATGTCACATGTGAGGCTACGACAAGTGGAAAAGCATTTATTTGTGGATTTGAGTTCATAAGTGGGACAAATCCTACATCGTTGACACTAAATAAATGCACATTGACAAGTGATAGTGATGACGTGGTTGCTAATAAGACCTATGAGGTCAATATCTTAAATGGCAGTGCGATAGTGAGGGCTAGATGATGGACTTAGCAGAATATAGAAGATTATTAAATAGAAAAGGAAGTGATGCGGATATGGGAAGATGGGAAACGATATTAGATTACACTGTATCTGAAGAATTGAGTGTAACAGATACATATCACGAAGTGATGAATGTTGATGCTACATTTTTTCAAAAGATGCAGAACGCTAAGAAAATTATTATCACGATGATGTTCGAAGCGCCTTCTGTTAAAACACTTGACGCTTTAGGTGATATACAAATTTCTTTGTATTCGCAACGTGGTTGGTATCCTTTTACATTTATTAACGGTAATTATTTGCCTAATCTAACAAGTGGATTCGCTTCACAGAGTTCGTATTACAAAGAGATTGATTTAACGAATATTTCTGAATTGGGACATAATGACATGATAGGTGTATATGCTCCATCTGTATTTGGATTAAAAAGTTCATCTTTCAAAAAAATAGATGAATTCTTTGGATATGGAAATATGTATAACGGACCGACCATTTTAAGAATAATTAATAAAAAAGTACCGGTTGGCAAAGGCTCAAGAATCAGAGTCTTGGTCATGTCATAAGTGAGGTGTTAACTATGCCTAACTACAACGGGGGGGTACAGAATTACTCTTCAGAAGAAGATTTTACTTAAAAGACAAAGGAAGTGATAATGTGAAGGAATGGACGAAGATTTTAGAGTTCGCTTTTGACGAAACGGAAAAGATGCCTAGCGATATAGATATTAGTGAGTATACAGAGTTTTTTGTATCACTTGAAAACGTGACTAATAAAGGAACTGTACAGTCTAACTTGAATTTAAAGTTTGGACAGGTATGTGCAAAAATGATAACTCAGCCAAAAGGTACAAAATCCATGTGTCAACAGGCTTATTTTAAGAATAACGGCTTATTTCTTGAGCAGTACATGAGTACGATTTGCACGAATAATAGTGGTATATATGATACTCAGAATTCGAATATTATGGCGCCTTACACAAGAAGACTGAATCCTGTTTTATCACCTTTGACGTTTGTTGTGAATACCCGTGCGTACGCAGTTATCACAGGTACAATTGTTATCTATGCGAGGTAGAAAATATGTCGGATAAAATACTAAGCGGGGGGGGGTCAATGGCTTCTCCTTAGAAGACAATTTTTAGAAAAGAAAGGAAGCAACGAAGAAATGAAAGAATGGGTCACTTTGGTTAATGAAAGTAAGACTGTTGAGAATCTAAACACTATTGAATTTAATTTGGCAAATGCTGAATTTCACGATGAATTTAGATTGTATATTGAGGTTGATAAGGATGCGAATGCTGACGGAAAACAACATAACTTAAAAGCTTACATAAATGGTATGGACATAGGATATTACATGTTCAATGCGCAATGGAATACTCTTATGAGAAGTTATGTTGAGATTGAAAAGAAACCTATTCCTAAACTTTCAATTTTGCCATTTTCTACAACAGAATTAAAATATGGCGTCAACAATATGAAGGCTCAAGTCAATTACATAACTGAAGAAAGCGGAACAGGAAAGCTTACCTTTTATTTTACAGATAAGCACAAATATACAGGCACTATTAAAGTGCAGTTGTATGCTAGATAAAGGAGTTATACATGACTAACCATTTCGGGGGGGTGCAAATAGCCTCCTAAACAGAAGATTTTTATTATTCAAGAAAGAAGGAGCTGATAAAGAGATGAGTACATGGGAAACTGTTAGAGAATTTTCGGAAATTGGTACGGATACAAATAACTTAAGTATCTTATTTGAGAATCCAAAAGGATACAGAGAAATTTATTTTGTATTTTTCGGACGAGAAAATAACGTTGATGATTCCTTGCCAAACGGAAACGGAAACGACAATATCACTATCAATAACGTTAGAAGCATTGTAAAATCACTCGTTTATATACGTGGTAAAGGTAATTATTACTACACGTATGGAAAAATAGAGGTGGTAAATGACTTTATTATTGGACAAGTTGCTAGAGATGACGGGCAAGGTGGAACTAGTATTATGACAATTATGCCGTTACAAGCGAAAACGATTGATAATATTTCAATCATGTCAAACGCCTTATTAAAGGCTGATTCCAAACTAGCAGTATATGCAAAATGAGGTGATAAATATGTTATACAAATTACAAGACAACATCCTAACTAGAGCGCCTAAGAGCGTAGTTATTGATGGCACTACTTACATCAATAATATAGAAGTACTCAAGCAGTTAGGATATAAGGAGTTAGTACATAATACCAATGTTGTAGACGGCTCTTATATTGTTAAAACCACTTATACAGAGGACGATACAAACATATATGAGCATTATGAGTGGGCTAAATATGAAAACGTTGAGACTCCCCAGGAACCAACGATTGAGGAAAGACTAACAGAAACAGAGTCTAATGTTACAGAGTTACAACTTGCTTTATGCGACATTTACGAAAATATGGGAGGTGATACTAATGCATAAAATTTATGCAGACCTTATAGTCAAGGGATTAAAGACCATTGATGATGTGCCCTTACGAATTCGTGAAAGGGTCAAACAGGAATTAATTAAAAGAGGTCGTGATGATCTTGCTGTAGAGAAAGAGAAGTGACCGTATGACTTATAAGGACGTGATACCGTGGCTCATCAGTATCATGCTCCTAATTCTTAATATCATGAACTATGCGCATGCTAGTGATAAAGAGAAGAAGGAAGAGATGAAAAAAGATGACCACAAATTCGACGGTATTAAGGAAAGTCTCTTGAAGGTCAACATGAAACTCGACCAGGTGTGTTCCACTACCAATGAGACACGTTCAGACATCAAATCTATGAATCGTGAGATTAAGGAAATGGACACTAGGGTGGTAGTACTTGAGCGAGACATGAAGACAGCATTTAACAATATTGAAGAGTTGAAAGGAAAGGTGGACAAACTATGATCAACTTGAAAGTAAGATTTAAGAATCCAGTATTCATTGCACAGATTGTATTAGCTGTGCTTACTCCTATTCTTGCATATGCAGGACTTACTACATCAGACTTGACTACATGGGGTGCTTTAGGAAAGTTGCTATGTGACGCTCTAGGCAATCCTTATGTATTAAGCCTAGTAGTAATCAGTGTATGGAACGCTGTTAACGACCCTACAACAGAAGGTATCTCAGACAGTGCTAAGGCAATGGAATATACTAAGCCAAAGGAAAGAGGGTAATAGATATGATTATTAACGTACACGGTGGACATTCTCTTAAATGCAGAGGAGCCACAGGATTATTAGACGAAGTCAACGAAGATCGTAAGGTCAAGAATAAGGTAATCGAATTATTACGTGCTAAAGGACACATTGTTTACGACTGTACAGATGATGTTGGGAAGACTCCAAATGAAGTCTTAAAAAACATCGTCAAGAAGTGTAATGCACATACTGTAAACCTAGACGTATCTATTCATCTAAATGCAAATAGAGGTACAGGTACAGAAGTATATGTAATCAGTAATGATTCAGCAGCTAAGTCTCATGCTGATAGAATCGCAACTAATATCGCTGATAAACTAGGTATTAGAAACAGGGGTGTGAAGGTTAAGAACCTATACGTTCTAAGAAGAACCAAAGCACCATCGCTATTAGTAGAATGTTGTTTCGTGGATAATCAGAACGACAAGAACCATTGGAATGTTGATAAGTGTGCTACCGCAATCGTTGAAGGTATTATCGGAGTAAGAGCAGAGGAAACTCATGCAGTACAGTCTTCTAAGGGTGGAAGCGAGATTGTAAAGGTCGGTCAGTTACGTTCTAATTACTATGCCGATTACAATATCACTGTAGACGGATATTTCGGAAAGAACACTCAGAGAAACGTCAACAGATGTTTCCAAAAAGCGATGAACCTTGACTACGGTAAGAAATTATCAGTAGATGGTATTATTGGTGAAAAGACATTGGATGCCTTAGGTAATCACTACGTAAAGAAGGGTGAAAGACAGGAACTTGTTAGAGCAATACAGATTGCATTATACTGCAACGGATATGATGCTCAGTGGACTGACGGAATCTTTGGCGATAAGACTAAGGAATGCGTACAGGCATTTCAGAGAGACCACGGCTTGACTGCCGATGGTATCGCTGGCAAGAACACTATCAAAAAGATGATGGGTTGCTGATATTAAAGGATAGCCGTGTGCTATCCTTTTGACTTTTCATGATATTTTCTCTATGATTATAGACAAGAGGAACAATCATGAACACGGATTTTGGGGCGTGGTTCAGAAGATTAGAGAGCGTGCTGAAACCATTGTAAATACGGAATATGACGTTGAATAACGTACCAAAAGATAACAAATTGGTAACAATCACTTAAAATCCCTCTAAAATAAAGGGATTTCTTTTGTATAATAAGAAAAAGGGGAATGAATTTATGAATATCGTATGTTATGGTGATTCTAATACTTATGGATTTAACCCTCTTGATGGGGGACGTTATGAAACAAACTGGGTGGATATAGTAAGAGAGAATTATAAGGATGATTTTGTCGT